CGACATCAACACCAACTGATCCCTGTCGGGGTACTTGTTGTTACCTGTTTTCCAGTCAACAACTTTGGCAGTGAGGTTGTCGTCGTCAATGATGATCATGTCCGCTATGCCGCGCACCCATCGACCGGGGTCGGAGAAGTCACATGGTCGCAAGTCAGTGGTCAGCGCCATCTCGTACTCGGCAAACTTGCGCCCCTTCTTACTGAGCATCGCGTCCACCACCGGCAGCACAAACGCATACTTCTCAGGGATGGGTGTGCCGTCCGCGATGTAGTCTTCAATCGCGTTGTGTACTTCCTTGCCGTAGATAGTGTGAACCGTGTCCGTGAACGGGAAGTTGTTCAAGACCTTGACTTCGTAGTGCCGCTTGGCACACCCTTCAAAGTCCTTAAGGGATGAGTGCGACCATGTAACTACTTTTGTCATAGCACGGCTGAGTTAACTACAGCGGCAAGTCGCCGCGAGAATTCGGTAACAAACTTCTCGTCGTGATTAAGCTTGTTACCCATGTCGGACAAGATGGCATGTGTAACTTCATGCCAGAACGCATACGTCCTGTCCGCGTTGCTGTACTTCTTATCTACTACGTTGTCGTGCGTTGCTATCGTCACAACCTTGGCTTGGAAATCAATCCAGCCCATCGTGGCTGAACGTTGTGTGTGGCGCTTGCTGATCACCTTGTACCACTCAGCGCCGTCCTTCACCTGAAACCATTTAGGAATAATCACAGTCAACCCTTCGCCAATCCGTACCTACGGTGTGCGCCACCGTCAGCGTTCAATGGGATGCCGGGTAAATACTTCGGCTCCATAGTCATCTGCGCCAAGACCCAAGTCTTGGCGAACTCAACTTCCTCATCCGGCACAACAGCAATCAACTCGTCATGCACTGTGCCTGCTATCGGGTACTTCTTAGCCACCCTGAGCATGCCGTCCGTCATCACGCAGCGAGCTATCCCTTGCGTAACGTTGTTCGTTATCTTGCCGGCGTACAACTTCGTGGCGTCTGGACCGTATACCCACTGCGGCCTCCCACTATCGTCTTTCGTTCGGCGAAGGTTCGGGTAGCGCAAGCTCATGCCACTAGGCAGCACGATCTCGTTCTTCCTGAACGTAATGCATTTATACCCTACTTCCTCGCCGTCTGCAAGCGATTTCTCGATCAGGCTACCACACATGTCCCAGAAGGACACCACCGGCCAAGCTGTGCGCCTGTAGGTGTCGATGATCGCCTTCGCTGCGACGGAATGGGTGAGTAGCGCGGCCACGCTACAGGTGCGCGGTATAGCTAGAAGACGTTGGGTGTTACCTTCCCAGTCGGCGAACCGCTCGATGTACGCTAAGTCAACGCCTAACTTCTTTGCAAAATCCCTTGTGTACCGTACAGGTGGGGCACCCAGGAACCCTGTAAGAAGTTGTGTTGCGAACGCAGCCCACCCCAGCCCATAGCCAGCGCCCAGCAACGCGGACTTGGCTGACTGTCTCAGGTCAGGGTGACTGTCCTTGCTCAAGCCGGGAATATTAAACATCTGTGCGCCAAACGCAGCGTAAGGATCACCGCCCGCCTTGAAGATGTCCAGCATCTCCGTGTAGTCCGACAGCCAAGCCAACACACGCGGCTCGATCTGACTCAGGTCGCCGACAACTAGCTGGTAGCCTTCGGGTGCCATCACGGCTTTGCGTAAGAACGATCCTCGCTTAAGGTTTTGCATGTTGATGGCGCTGCCCTTGCTTGCAGTCCATCGTCCTGTGATAGCTCCGTAGTAGGAGAGAGGGACAGGTAGTGTGCCGCGACCTGCAATATCAAGGAAGCGTTGAGCGCGAGTTCTTTCTCCGGTTGATTTGACTTTGAGTCGAGCTTCGCAGAGCAATGCAACATCTTCGTTATCCCCATTGAGTAGCGCTTGGAACATCGCATCGTTCTTTGCCAAGGCTAGCGCTTGCTTGCCGGTTGTCTTGCTGGTCTTCATGGGCGGCACTACGCCCAGCCCCTGTATCAAGGCGGCGAACTTCGGGTTGGATGCGAGGTCGGACTCCTCAATGTCCAGCCGTGCGAGCAGTGCTTCGCGTTGATCACGCTCCTTGTCGATGGCTTCGCTCAGTAACTCCGCATCAAGTACAAGCAAGGGTTGCGTGTACATCTTCAAGGTCATGTCGATCAGACGCAATTCTGATCTTGGGTATCCGGGTAGTAACCTTCTGAATATTTCTTCGCATAGAAAGACATCGTGTTTGCAGTACTCGGCCAGTTGATTCTCCAAGTCTGGCATGCTTCCCAATACTCGCACTCCGTCCGTACTATAAACGGCTCGCCCTTTCTCGGGAAGACCAAAATCTGTTGCGAGCTTGGCAAGACTGTTGCCAACCTCCACGCCACGGAGAGCGCGTGCCATTGATAACGTGTCGAAAATAAAGGCGGGCTTGATGGAGTAATTCCACGATAGGATGGAGATGTCGAACTGGGCGTTATGAGCAAGGACGGCTGTCCGTCCCCAGTCGATCCCAGCAAGGAATTCAGGTATATCTTGTCGTCCAATCCATCTAGTCGGCTCTGCGCTGTCAAGTATGTGGGCACAAAATCCAAATGCAAGGAAGTCTTCATGGCGTATGTACTCTTCTGTCGTCATCTTGGTCAGGGTGTATGTCTTGCTGTCCCAGTAGGTTTCAAAATCAATCGTGAGTATCTGGTCGTATGGTGCGCTCAATGTCTATTCTCCATCACACTATCTTCTTCCACAGAGATACTGGCTACTGCCATAGAGGACAACGCAAAGGCATTGTTCTTTGTTATGTTTGCGCCTATCATAATCAGGTCGTTGGATTCTTTGTTATGCACAAGCAGCAGTCCGTGATATGGCGTCTCGTCCTTGTAACATGCGGACAATATTAAACAACTCTTCACAAACGATGCAAGCGTGTCTTCATCCATATCGTTAACACGCAACTGCATCTCCGCTTGCATCTTTTCAAGTTCATCAGACATGTCATCCCCTTTCAAACCATGCTTCAAGTAATTCAACGGTGTCCTCGCGGACAACCATCGCCGATCCCCCTGCTTTATGGATTGCCATAATCTCTCGTTCTTGCAGCGGGGTTGTCTTGTTGTACCCTGCCTTGCACTCTACTGCTAAGAACTTTCCTTTATGGCACACGATCAGGTCGGGGATACCTGCTCTTCCATACCCGTTGGCTGGTGCGTAGAAGTAGTACGCCTTATGGGCGTTGATGATCCTGACGCATGCGTCTTTCACTTTTTTCTCTGGTGTCACTGCTTTCTCCTTTGGTGCCCAAGGCCGGGGTCGAACCGGCACACCTTACGGCGAGAGATTTTAAGTCTCTTGTGTCTACCTATTTCACCACTCGGGCAGGTTGGCCCAAAACTTAGATGAAATCCTTTAGCTGCCACACGCTGTTGGGTGCGTGAAGCCGGTTGGTCTTGGGTGGTGGAGGCCCGCTCTCTTTGAGCTTCTTCACAAGAATACGTTTTGCTTCACGCATCTTCTTGAGCATCTTAGCTTGCGCTACTGCATCGTCGTGCATAGCCTCGTAAAACTGTGCTTCTACCCACAGTGCCCCGCATAGCTTCAGGACTCCCAGCCTGCGGTTGATTGTAAGCAGCCGGTTTACTTTGTCTTTGCTAAACCCTACCAGCAACGCTGCTATCTCTGCGGAACGTATGCCATCGGGTAACCCCTTGACAACGGAAGCGCAAAGCGCAACGTCTGGACTGTCGTCTTGTATCTGGGCCATTACACGCACTGCGTCATATAGTCTAAATACCACGCCGCTTTTTCAATGGACTCTGTGCCACCCTTGAGCCGTTCCCTCCAGATGTATTTCATAGCATTGCCCTTGCAATAGCCCCGGAACTCTTCCTCAGTCAACGCTGACTGAATAGCCTCGATACACTCAATTTTGCCTTGCTTGTAGTGCGGAGGGTTGTATACGCTCTCCAACGGTGTGTCCGGCAATGGTTGTTGGTATGTCATTTTCCGTCATCCGTCATTGCGTTGATATGTTTAAGGGCGCATTCGTAGTGCCTGGGGCCATAGCTCCAGCAGTCAGGGCCATGCGTACCGATGTGATTGTCTCGTGCATCTTGGTATTTAAGTTCGCGCTTGAGGCGCTCGTTCTCTGCTAGGGCATCGCCTAGCAGTAGGTCTAGGTTTCTTTCGGTCTCAGTCATGCGTTCTTCTCCTCCACCGGGTCAAACCATCTACCGCATTTAACACACTGCCAATTGACGCGGTCGTAACAGTCTCGTTTAATTTCACCGCCGCCATGAAACCAACTGCACCACCATTTTTTCATGTGTTCTTCTCGCGTAGTTTAGCTTCTGCTTCTCTAATAAACTTCACAACATCACTCCTAAAAGCAATCACATCTTTTGTGAGTTCATGCACATCATCATCCGTCAGCCCTTGCCATTGGGGCAGAGGTCTGTTATCTTCGCTCGTCCAGATCGTACCGCCTACGGCTTGCCA